CTGCGTCCTGCTTGTTCGCAGAGTAAGTTTCTCCGTTACCAGGGAGAGAAGTTAGCGAGACGTTTATCTGCGCAATCGCGAACTTTAGATTATCTGATATCAAATCTGTTAGGCTCATTTACTAATAGCCTCCATGTAAACACGAAAAAGCCTCCTGCTTTCGCGGGAGGCTTTTAACTTTTTGTGATGCTCCCCAGCATCGCTTAACTACTGATTAAAATTCGCGATCCATATCGAGAGATCCTACTGCATGGCGATCACACTGTAGCTCGTAAGATTCTGCTACCGAAGTAACTGTCCAAAGATCGCTGCCTGCTAGCTGATCTAATGTAGGATCGAATCGACGAACTTTCGCCTCGAAAGATTCTGCTGCATCGTAAGAGTCGAATGTTTGATGATTCGCTACTGTAGTAGTAAAATGACCTTCGTTAAAATAAGCCGCTACGAAGTGCTGACCGTCTTTATAAGAATCTATATATGTGTTTATCATGTCGTGTTTTTTTTGTCGTGTTAAGTTCGAGGCGTGAATCGCTCCGATATGACAGATAAAGAACTACGAAATATAGGACGTCAATAGTTATTTTCACTATTTTATCACTTTTTTTTAAACACGAAAAAGCCTCTCCTGGTTAAAGGAGAGGCTTCGAAGTTTAGAGGTAGGAGAAAAACTACGCTGCTGTAATCTTTTCGCAGGCGTTGGTGTTAATGATCGCCTCGTCTACGCTATTGAAGACGCGCAGGACATCGCTCTTAATAGGCTCGTCGCGATAAGACTCTGCGCTGAATACGCCTCCGTCTGGAGTGTAAGCGAGAGTCCGACCGAAGCCGCCGTTAGCGAAGTCGCCGCCGCCTACTTGACCTACGAAGTAAGTCGAGTCGGACCAGATCTTAGTGCGAGCTGCTGCCTTACCCTTTGCTGCGCTGTTGTAGCGAGTTGGGCAGAGGATGATTTGATTAACACCGAGAGCGTCGAGGATGACCTGGCGATTAGTGTATTGACCGTTTCCGTTAAAGATCTCGCGAACGTCGAGAGTGTTAATCATCTCGTTAAAGAGAGAAGTCTCGATAATAAGAGCGAGGCTATCATAGAAGCCGTTTCCGTTGAGACGCTCTACTGCGTTCTGGATCGAGCTAATTGGCTTTGCTACTAACGAGTCAGACATCGCGCCGCCTGTTTGAGCAGTCGCGTTAAACGCTGCGCCATTGATAGCAGAAGCTACACGGAGTTCGTGGCCTACCATGATATCGCGCTGAAGCTTCTGAGCGATAGCTGCTGCCGAATCGGATACGCCGTCGTCGCTTGCTTTAGTAAGATCTTCGTCTGGAAGCAGACCCTCGAGAGCGTATTGCTGGCAGGAGTAGTCTTGCTGCCCGTAAGCGAAGTCGCGACGAGCGAATGCAGAACCAGCAGCGCGAGCTACCGATGCGTTAAGATCGAACTGGTCGTCGCCGAATACAGGATACTGACCTGTCTTAGTCGCGACATCGCGAACAGGAAGGATCTGAGTTCCGACGAATTTGTTCTCGCCGATCTTGTTAAGTGCCTCTGAGAGGACTGGATTAAATGTAGCTGAAGTATATAAGCTCATGATTATTTAATTCTAATTGATTATGATTGATTAGGAATGGATTGGAGTGACTTCGATGACGTCGCCGTCCGCAGTCGCTGCTGTTAGAGTAATGCCGATCTTATCACCGCTAGAGCCAGATGCGCTCAACTTGCCAGCAGCATCGCCGTAGACGATGTCACCGATAGATAGAGCTTCTGCTGCTGTGCCGTAGCTTGTGCCGCCGCCATGCGTTAGAGAGATAGTAGCTGCCTCGCCAGAAGCGACTGGAGCGATGGTGAATCCGACTTTAGGCTCTGCTGCTGCAGCAGTAGCTTTTATGACGGTTCCGTCTGATTCGACTTTTACGAGCAGATAGGCAGCGAGTGCTTCACCTGCTACGAAAGTGCGGGAGTTATTTTGAACAGTAGTTGCTGACATAATGATTTTAGTTTAGATTAGTTAGGGTATGCGATAACTTCGATAACGTCGCCATCTGCAGTTGCTGCAGAAACAGCGAGTCCGATTCGTTGCGCACCGACTCCAGTAGCGGAGACTTTACCTCCAGCCGCAGAGTAAATGACTTGTCCGATAGCGACTGCGCCGTCTGCGATTGCGTAGCTAGTGCCACCACCAACGACGAGAGAGATTGTAGCTGCTTCGCCAGAAGCGACAGGAGCGATAGTGTAGCCGATTTGAGTGGCGACGCTAGTTTCCGAAGCTTTAGTTACTGAGCCGTCAGACTCAATATCGACAAGCATATAGGCATCTAGTGCCTCGCCTGCTACGAAAGTGCGGGTATTGTTTTTTACAGTTGTTACTGACATGATAATTATAATTTAGTGATTAGAGCTTGAAGATTTCTGGACGATCTTTGCCGAGGCGAAGGGTCGCTGCGAACTCTGAGATATTGTTTTCTTTTGCGAACTCGGAGATAACTTTAGCTCGGCTAGATTTGCCAGGCTCGTAGACTTCGTCTCCCGCAGGAGCGTCGATCAGATCAGATCCTTCGATAAGTTTCTTAAGTGTTGCGATTTCAGAGGACATCTCAGAAAGTTTAGTCTGCATCTCCTCCTCTTTTGTTTCTAGCTCTTCGCCTTTCTCGGATAGATCTTCGTCTTTCTCTTCGAGCTTCGACTTTAATTCCTCGATCTCTTCGAGCTTAGAGGCGATGTCTTTTTCGAGTTCTTCGATCTGCTCCTCCATGGGACGAACATCTGGAAGAGTTTTGCTTTCGCGCATCTCTTCCTCTTCGGATTCTTCTGCGACTACATCTTCTGCACCTTCTGCATCTTCTACAGATTCTTCTGCATCTTCTACAGATTCTTCTGCATCTTCTACAGATTCCTCTGCGTCTTCGATCTCTTCTTCTACGAGAGAGGCTTTATCTTCAAAGCTGATTTGCAACTCTTCTACTAGAGCTTCGGCTTCAGTTACGCTTAGAGCGAGAGATTTATTCTTCTCCTCTAGGTCTTTGTTTAGTTCTATGAGTTCTGCTTTAGTCATCTTATTAGTGGGTTTAGTGTCAATTTTAGAAAATAGACCGCGATCATTTGCGGCTGGAGTATCTACAAAGTCTGCGCTCGAGACCTCCTCTACGCGAATAGATGGATAATCGAATAGAGCGTCGTCTGGTTTCTCTGCTGTTTCTACGTCTCCGCTCTCGGTCGCCCAGGCTGCGTTAGCGGAGAACACGATCGAGAGACCGAATCTCTCTGGCATCTTCTCCGCGAGTTCGAATAGACGATTGTATTTTTTAGACTCGTCCTCCATGAAGGATTCGAAAGCCTGGAAGTCTCCTAGGAGGCGATCTCCTTCGATGCGAAAGTTATCGAATAGACCGATCTCGCGAGTGAGTCGATCCTCGAAGATCGCTCCCTGGTGCGTAATGTAAGCAGGCAAGCGAACTCCGTCTAGTTCGTCCTCGATCATCTCGAGAGATTTACTGTCAATATATAGCCCGTGTCCTAGAGCTGGACCGATAGAGATTAGAGCGACAGAGGACATGGTCCCTTGCTCCTTATTAACCTGGGTCTCGCTAAGAGCTGCTGCTCCGAATGCAAATTGTTTCGACATACTGTTCTGCTCCTTGTCAATTTGTTTGAGTTTTGAGGACGCCCAATTAACTCCAGCAGAGCCTCCCCAGGCGTCCCACATTAGACCGCCGCAGCCTTCCGAGTAGGGAACGTCCTTGCTCTTTTGATGTCGCTTAAATGACGCCATACGAGCGATCGTATCGCGGCTGATCTTCTCGCGCTTCGCTAATTGGTTAGCTCTCGCCCATCCGACGGGAGTCCCGCATTTGTTATCGGGATTCTCGTCCTTATATTTTAAAGCTCGCTTCGCGTTATTAGACGCTGCCTCTGGATAGTCGTTATAGCTCTTATCCATTGGCTATTTTTCTCGCCTGCTCTTCTGATAATCCGAAGATCGAGGTAAGCATAGTAACTACCTGCTCTACGTCGATCAGTCCTTCTCCTAGGCTCTTTAGGAGATCGCCTATGGCTTGGACTCCTCCGACTCCG